CGTGCTGCTCCTTGGACTCGATGCGCCACGATTCGCAGAAGCAGTCCTTCACTTTGCAGCACGCCACGCCGCGGATGCGCGCCAGCTCTTCTGGCGTGATGAAGCCGTCCACGTTCTCCGTCCAGTAGGTTGCGCGGTTGATGTAGTCGTCGTCGATGCCGCGCATCAGGCACCACGCGCGGTCGGGCTTGGACTCGGGCTTTAGCACGTAGTGGCACGCTTGCTGCCACGTGCCCACCATGCGCTGGTGCGCGCCGATGTGCCGCGCCCATTGTGAGTGGGGGCGCGGCGTGTTGGAGTAGAAGGCGCCTTGCGCGTGGAGGTTGCCGTCCGCGGTGAGCTCCAGCGCGAAGACGAACTTGGCGTTGGTGCCCCGCAGCGAGCGCAAGCGCGAGTTGATGATGGAGATGAAGTTGGCAATGCGGTTCTGGTTTGCCGCTCCGCGGAAGTGGGTGGCGAACACGATGCCGCGAAAGCCGTTGCCCGTGGTCTTCATCTCAGCGGGCAGGTCACCGTACGTCAATGGTGCCGTAACCTCCGACTCGTCGCCCTCGAACAGCTCTCGCTCGGGCCTGTGAGGGGCGGGGTTGGGGTTAGGGTTAGCTCAGTACCGTAACCGGCGTAACCGCCGGCGAAACCGCCACTGTAGCACATGTAGCGGTGTAGTTAACCAGGCAAAGGGGCGGATCCCCCGCGGATCTTAGATTCCCCCCTTTGCCTGTAGCCGCCTGTAGTGCTGTAGCACTACAGGCGGTTACGGTACTAGCCGGCGGTTACGCCGGCGGTTACGCACCAGGTGACCTCCTCACCACTGGATACCAGCGACGGCTCCACACGCCGCGGCTGGTACGGTGGGATCAGCTCGAAGTCGCCACTCGATAGCTGGTCCACCGATGAGCCCCCCAGGGGCGAATCCCACCTCGGAATGTCGCTTGCCATGTCGATCTGCGGGAAAACGTCGTAAGGTGGGTGTTGTGACACGTGGATACGAAAAAAACGTTTTGTGCAAAAATGGCCAAGCGAAAAATAAAAAGAGCCACACCGCCGTGATCACAGTGCGAGCGCGAATCGGACGCACGTTCATTTGTCGCGAGCAAGTGAGTTTGAGAGAAAAAATGCAAAAAATGTCACTTTTGTTTTTTTTGCTTTGCTGGCTGAGGCGTAACCGCGTCGGGAACCGAAGTTTTGCCGGTTACGCGGTACCTTGGTTGGCCGGGAAATCGATGATTTGGCCCGTCACTGGGTTCGTCATGATTGGAATTTGCACCCTGCTGTAATTGAGACCGGTGTTGTACATGGTCACGCTGATTGTCCAGCCAACCATGTTTCCACCTTGGATCACCAGCACATTGTCAACTGCTGATGCCGCTGATGTTGGTGACACCACTTTGTAGTGGAAACGTGAGGTTGCGAAGAAAGCGGTTGACGATGCGCCAAGTGCCACCACCACTTGTTTGTTGTCCCAGTAGCCTTGGGTGCCGCCTGCACCCGGCACCCAGATGTCGCTGATGGGTGTAATCCCAGGGCCGCCTGAACTGGCGGCCACCAAGAATGGCGTCACCGAAGGATCGGTTGTGGAGCCGTAAAGTTGGACTTCCACGTTCCCAGAGAATGTTGCTGGGAACACGTAGTAAATGGAACCCGCTGCGGGTGGCGGCATTAGCCCTGGGTTTTGGGTTGTTAGCCGTCCACCGATTCGGTTTTGCTGCCCCACCGCCCATTTGGCGTTTCCAGGGTAGGAGCTTGCCGTTCCTTGGTCTGAGATGAACAGGTCTGTGAGTAGGTTTTGTGCCCTGGTCACGAAGAACTTCGGTTTGCGCAGTTCAATGGTGTATGACACCCACAGTTCACCTACAGCTTGGTTTATGAACGCGCCTGGCGTGTTTGCCGTTGCTACGTTCAGGGTTCCCAAGTCGTAGGTTTTGACGTCCTCGTCGGGTGGTGTGGGACCCGAGCGTGTGTACTTTCCAGGGGGGCCGGAAAGTTGCGCTGGGTCGCATTCCACTCCCGCAATGACTTGCTGGCTGCATTTTGCCGAAACTGCTCCCGCGTATTCCATCATGTCCTGTTTTGACTGGAATGGTGCGTCGTTGGCGTTGTACTGTGTGGCCAGAATGATTGTACCGACTTGGCCGTTTGATGCCACGAAGTCCGTCACCGTTGAGCGGAATGTGAAGATGAGCTGTTTGATGGTGTACTCCTCGTAGTTTGCCGCTACCTGCGACAGCCATGGGAATGTGTTTGGTAGCCCTGGGTTGATTCCGTAGGTGACGTTTTGGAAGGTGCCGGCCTGTTCGGGCCCGAATACATCCGCGATGTATTCTTTGTGGCTGATTTGGATTGTACCCATTTCACCGCCTCCGGCGGTGAAAGTGGGTACGCCCAAGCCTGCGCCACCGTCAACGATTTCGTTGTTGACGACGGTGCCTTCCTCTGCGCCTTCGTAGGCGCCTGTACCGAGCATTTGCGAGGCACGTCCTGCCAATTGGAGGTATGGATTGGAACTGCTGCGTGCCATGTCACCGAGCTGGCTTCGCAGTCCGACGGATCGCGACCATAGGTCGCTCCAGAAGCCGCCTTTGCCTTTGTAGAGGCCTCTGCCTCGGTACCTGCGGTACATGCGACCGAGGCCTCCTCGGCGCATTCGGCGTCGAACGCGGTAGCGGCCGAGGCCTGCTGCAGCGAGTGCTGCTGCGCCTGCTGCCGTGCGGTTGCGACCCAAACCGAATTCTCGGATGAAGTCGCTTCGGGGCATGCGGACTCTCTTTGTGCGTGTGATGTAGCGTGGTACGTCTTCCCACATAGCGCCGCCCCCACCTCCCCCACCTGGCATGTCTTCAGGCATGTTTCCGAAAGGTCCGATTGGTAGTCTGTCGTCCAAGAGGATGCGCCTAGGCGCACGTTGTCCAATTGGAGTGAGAGAACCTCGAACCGCTGGGTGATCAGCGTCTTGTGTGTCGAGCGCGTCTGATGCTAGACGTGCGGACACTTTCGTAGGTGGGGGCGGTGGAAGTTTTTTGTGTAACCGTCGTAACCGCTAATCAAATGGAGTCACCCACCTACACTGAATGTGCGAGCTTTGTTCCGTCCATTACTCCATCACCTTCTGGGCAGCAGCAATCCTTCCCATTGTGGAGTCTGTGTTTCCTCCTAATCACAACGTTGTCCGCGCTTTGCGGCATCTACTTGAGGAGGTCGACAACTCCACCCTTGAGTGCGTTGAGCCCGACGAAACGCAGGAAAAGTAAGGTGGGAGATGTCAGGACGAGGTCCACCAAAAGGTCCGCCCCCGAGTCTCCTTCAAGCGTCCCGTAGTTGGGGTAAGGTCAAACCCAACGTGAGGAGGATGCCCGCAATTGTGTACGAGAGGCCCTTTCCGAGGACTCTCTCTCTCTTTTTGCGTGAGGCCAGGGAGGAGGAAAGGAAGCGATTGGGCTTTCAATTTGTGGGGCCGGCTTATTGGGCCGATTTTGACCGGCATCAAACGGAAGTGTGGCGGGAAATGAAAGAACGTGGTTTTTTTTGATGCCCCACCTCTATGTTGAAAGCAATGGCCCACGACGACGAGGAGGCTGGTAAGCCCCCGCAGGAGGAGTAGGGCCTTACGAGCGCTAGCGAGATAAAACGTTTATTCTTCCCCTTCATCCCTTCCGTGTTTTTCGCCTGCGTGTTTGATCGGCGAGCGCTCTGCAAACTTGTAGCCTAGCTGCTCCCAGCGGGCGCGGTGGCAGAAGTCCGCCTCCACTGTTGTGGAGAAGAAAGCCGGGTTTGCCGCTTTGATGTTGATGTGCTTCATGGTCCAGTCGCCGGCTGGGTTTTGCGTGAGGTCAAACACCATCCAGCGGTCAGCGGAGAGTCGCTCGAGCATGGGCCGCGCGTTGGTGAAGATGGCGCACTGGATGCGGTAGTTGAGCACCATGGAGCGGGACTTGTATTTGGTGGACGTGCCGAGGCCGTCAGTCAGCTGTTCGATGGTAGCGTAGGGCAGGTGCGCGGCCTCGGTGGCGCGCGTCGCGTCGATGAGCGCGTACGGGACGCGGCGGCCTTTGGAACCCTTGATGTCGGGGTCGCCCAGCGCCTCCATGGCCACCTGGCACATGAGGTCCTTTGTTGCGCCGCCGCGCATGTACAGCGCGGCGTGGTTTTTGAGGAGGTAGCGACAGAGCGCGGATTTGCCGGCCGCGCCCTTGGTGTCCACGAAGACCGGGCAGATGCGCTCGCCGCCAGCCGCTTTGAGCCCGAGGATGATGTCTAGCGCGTTGCGCTGCCAGGGCCGGAGTTCCTCGTACTTGAGCGTGATCTCGTCGATCTCCTCCTCAACGTGCTGCTCCTTGGACTCGATGCGCCACGATTCGCAGAAGCAGTCCTTCACTTTGCAGCACGCCACGCCGCGGATGCGCGCCAGCTCTTCTGGCGTGATGAAGCCGTCCACGTTCTCCGT